GACTTCCCAGTAGTAATTCCATCTATGGCACCAGGAGAGCCAGATTTACTATTCGGTAAAGCTGTATATATTAACGAAGATATGGCAGGAATCGCTACAGGTGAAAAGTCTGTAATCTTTGGAGATATGAAGCAGTACTATATTCACCAAGCAGGGGGCGTACAGCTTCTAAGATTGGAAGAGCGCTACGCTGACGAACTATCTGTAGGCTACTTGGCTTATAAGAGAGTAGACGGTAATGTAGTACAAGGTTCAGCTATTAAGCACCTTATTCAAGCTTAATTAAGTTAGTAGAGATATGAAGGTTTTATTTAACCAGAATATTAGCGGAGCAGACTTTTACTACCTGGCTGGCCAGGTAGTAGAGCTGCCCGCAGCTACTGCTAAAGATTTTCTAAATGCTAAATTCTGCGAAGTAGTAGAAGATAAGCAAGAGGTAAAAGCTGAAAGAGCAGTAAGCAAAAAGACAACTAAAAGAACCACTAGAGCTAAGTAATGAGCTATACTATAATTACCCCAGCAAGTATACAAGCTTTAACCGTACAAGAGGTTAAGGATTTTCTGCGCGTAGATAGCGACGCAGAGGACACCCTGCTAGGGGTACTTATTAGCGCTTCTACCGAAATGGCAGAGCACTACCTAGGAAGGTTCCTTTTAACTACCGTTATAGAAGAGTTTTACGATTTTTTCCCTATGTCTAGGGTAACCGCAGAACCTTTTAGAGGAGACCGAAATATTATATATTTAAGCCGTGGGCCCGTTCAAAGTATAGCGTACTTAAAATACATTGACGGAAACGGCGACGAAATTACAGTAACAGCTAGCGACTACCGCACAGACCTAGTAAGCGAGCCTGCGCGCATTATGCCGCAGCACGGATGGTATGGTACTAAAGACACAGTTAACGCTGTTATAACTCGCTATACCTGTGGTTACACTCAGGCAAGCGATGTACCAGGTAATATTAAAATGGCTATGCTGTTAATGATTGGCGAGATGTACGAAAAGAGAGTAGACAGCGTACACCGTTTACCTACAGCTTCAGAGTATTTACTAAACCCGTTTAGAGTTTTCCGCTTTGCTTGATCCTGGCCAACTAGATAGAAGGGTAACCCTACAGAGTGCTAGCGTAAGTACGGACGGCTTCGGCCAAGACGTACGCACGTATAGCACCTTAGCGCAGGTATGGGCTAAAGTAGACTACCGCACAGTAAAGGAAGGCGAAGAGACCGAAAGGCTAACCAGCGTTAATAAGGTGCGCTTTACGATCCGCTACCGCGCAGACGTAGACGCTACTACTAAAATAAGCTGGGACAGTAAGACCTATGAAGTAGAAGGCGTAAGCTTAGAAGGGCGGGAGCGTTACCTAATCTTAGATACTGTACTACGGGACTAATGAGAAAAGGCATTTACTTTGAGGTAGAAGGATTAGAAAAGGCTATAGCTAAGCTTAAAATTTTAAGCGAAATAGACCGTAATAAAGCTAGGCAATTTAAGAGAGGTATTAAAAAAGCTGCTAAGCCTTTAGTACAATCTGTTAAAGCTTCTATAAAATCCTCTGAAGGTAATAGCCCAGTTACTAAGACAATACAGACAAAGAGATCGCGCGACGCGTCAAAGCGTAAGTATAAAAATGTTACCTACAAATCTGGTAACCTTAAAAAAAGTATAGGTTTCTTCGCTTCAAGAAAGCGAAACGCTTTACTAGGTTATGTAGGTGCTAGAACTGGTAAAAGAGCGGGTAAAACTTTTGACGGTTATTACGCAGCCATAGTAAATTACGGAGTAGGTAGAGGAAAGGCTAAAGCTAAACCTACTAAAACAAGTAACATAGATTACGCTAAAAAAGGACACTTAAAAGGAAAAGCAGCGGCTCAGGCTTTGCTAACTAGAGAAGTGCAAAAAATATTAAAACAAACCTTATTACAGCTTAGTAGATAATGAACGAGGGGAAAGCTATATATTCAATCCTAACGACAGACAGCGCAGTAAGCGCTATAGTTAGTAGTAGGGTTTACCCACAGATAGCAGCGCAGGGCGCAGTCTTTCCGTTTGTGGTATATGTAATGCAAAATACAGACCCTAGCGACACTAAGAGCGGCGTAAGTACTTTAGATGAAGTACGCTATGATATAGTAGTAGCTAGTGAAACTTATGCAGAAGCTAGCGACTTAACGAATAAAATAAGAACGGCTTTAGATCGCTACACGGGAACGGTAGCCGGAGTCGTTATAGATAGCATACAGTTTATAGACCTGGACGCAGATAACGACCCAGGGACAGAAACATTTTTAACCAGTACAGAGTACATAATAAGAGTTAAACGATGAAAATAACACTAATAAAAAACACTACCCTAGAGAGCGGTAAAAAGCTTGTAAAAGGTACTAACTTAGGAGTAGTTAACGAATACGGCCAGGAGCTTATAAAAGCTGGAAAAGCTGTAGAAATTGGGGCCGCGGCACCATTAGAAAAAGAAGACGAACAAGTAAACAATTTAGACTAAAATGGCAACTACAGGAATTATGAACGGAACCCTACTAGGGGTATACGCAGGCAGCACTTTAATAGCTCACGCTACTGAGGGCTCTATCTCTTTGTCGATGGACACGAGAGACGCAACTACAAAATCTAGCTCTGGAACGAGAGATTTACTAGAAGCAACTAAAAGCGGTACTATATCAGTATCTGCATTATACGCAGAAGATGCCGCTTACGGTGTTGATGACTTAATGTCTTCGTGGTCAGGCCGCGCAGCTATTACAGTTAAGTTTTCTACTGAAGTATCGGGCGATCATTTTTGGTCAGCTTCTGCTTATATTACTTCTATAGAGGTAAGCGCAGGAATGGAAGATAACGTAACTTACTCGGCTACGTTTGAGCTTACAGGTGCTATCACTTACAGCGCAGTAGTTTAATAACAATAACACAAAACACTAAAGCAAATGGTCAAATACGTAGAAATAGGAAGCGAAAAAAGAGCTGTAAAGTTTGGCTTTGCTGCCCTAATGGAATTTACAGAAGCCAACGGTTACACGATGGCTAACCTAGATAGTTTAGGCGATAATATGAAGTTAAAGGACGCTATTTTTTTAGTTTGGTGCGGGTTAAAGCACGGAGCTAGAGTAGAGAAAAAACCTTTTGCTTATACTATTGAAGAGATAGCCGACTGGTTAGACGACAGAGCCGAAGCAATGGAGGAAGTTTTAAGCGTATTTGGCAGTAGTTTTGGTGCGGCAGAAGAGGAAAAAAAGTAAACGGGGCGCCGGGCAGTAGCTCGGCTGCCCCTTTAACTTTTGACTATTACCAGGAGCTAGCGCTAGGTCAGTTAGGCTGGGCTCCTGATATTTTTTACGATGCAACACCTAGAGAGTTAGAGAATGCCCTTAAGGGCTTCTTTAATTTATACGAAATAAACCAGAGGCAAGACTGGGAACGCGAGCGCTGGAGTACTACTATACTAGTAAATCTTCAGCTAGAGAAAAATAAAAAGATAAAACCTACTGACTTAGTAAGTTTTCCCTGGGAGCAAAAACACAAAGCAGCAAAGCTAACAAAACAAGAAGCTAAAGCAATTCTAAGCAAATGGCAAAAAGTATAGCAAGTACTAACATAAGCATAGGCGCAAATTTAAGCGGCTTAAAAAGAGGCTTAAAAATTGCGGGGCGCAGTCTTAAAAAGTTCGGCGCTTCAGCTAAGCGCGTAGGCTCTAGTATTACAAAAAATATAAGTTTACCTTTTGCCCTTGTTGGTGCAGCTAGCGTAAAAATGGCTAGCGACCTAGAAGGCAGCTTTGGAAAGATTGAGAACTTAGTAGGTATTACAGGAAAGGCGCTAGACGATTTTAAAAATAGCGTAAGAAATGTAAGCAGCGTAACAGGGCAGAGCCAGCAAGAACTAAGCGAAGCTATGTTTACCATATCTTCCGCAGGTCTTAGAGGCGCACAAGCTACCGAGGTACTAGAGAGAGCCGCCAAAGCTTCAGCTATTGGATTAGGAGAAACCCAGCAAGTAGCGCAAGCGCTTACCGGGGTTTTACAGGCTTACTCTAAAGAAGGCCTAACAGCCGCAGAGGCTACCGATACTCTTACAGCTATAGTAAGAGAAGGTAACCTAGAGGCGGAGTCTTTAGC